GGCTGGGATTACTTCATTTACAGTAAGTCGGAGGATGATGAGTATGACGATTGAAAAGCTGAATGAAATGAAGAACGTCGATCTTAGAATCGTGGACAGAAGCACATTGGTTCAAAGGAAAGATGTCAGATTGAAGTCCAAAGGCAGCAAACAGGAAAGAATCGCTGATTACATCAGTCAGATCAAAAACCCTTATTGCTACCTGGACGGTAAGACAGTGGTCAAGATTAGTTTTCTTGAAACTGACAGGACGATCGAAGACTGCTTCCATGCATACTTCAGAGGCGTATGAAGGTATTGAAAAAGAGTCTCAAAAAGTGTATATTCTTATTGGGCTAAACAAAACAACGAGACTAAGCGACAGGAATACTGTGGCTTGTTTTTGTTCATAGGGCAAATTCAATCCTTCGGGTCTTCTGAATTAACAGACGAAGAAACGGAGGATTTTATTTATGTCTGAAAAAGTATTCAGGACAGCCATATATACCAGGCTGTCCAAGGAAGACGGCGATAAGGTGGAGAGCAATTCCATCAGTTCACAGAGAAGCCTGTGCGAAGACTACATAAAGAAGCATAAGGATCTCGAACTGGTCGCTACGTTTGCTGATGACGGATACTCCGGCACTAACTTTGACAGACCGGACTTCAAAAAGATGATGGATCTGGCAAAGGCCGGCAAGATCGATGCGATCATCTGTAAAGACCTCTCAAGGTGCTCAAGGAATTATATCGAGGGCGGAAAACTCCTGCAGCAGACTTTGCCTAAGCTGGGGATCAGGTTCATTGCGATCAATGACCAGTATGATTCCTTCAACGGTAATCCGCAGTCCGATTCCTTTATCATCCCGTTCAAGAATCTGATTAACGATACCTACGCAAAGGATATCTCGGTAAAAATCAGAACGAACCTTGATGTGAAAAGAAGAAAAGGAGAATATGTCGGAGCATATACGCCTTATGGCTATATCAAAGATCCTGAGAACAAGAACCACTTGATCGTGGATGATTATGCTGCCGGGATCGTGGTACAGATATTCTCCATGTATAAGGACGGACTAAGCATCTGCAGGATCACCGACAGGCTCAATGAACTGGGTGTTCTCTCACCGATGGAATACAAGAAGTCCTGCGGGATCAAGTTTGACACTGTGTTTCGTACAAACGAGACGGCAAAGTGGTCATATAACGCAGTCCACAGGGTCCTGACGAACGAGATGTATCTCGGCATGACGGTCCAGGGAAAACAGTCCTCTCCGAACTACAAAGTTCATGAGATGAAAGATATTGATGAAGCTGACTGGATCAGGGTTGAAGACACACATGAGGCGATCATTACCTATGATGACTTCATGGCAGTGAAGACGATGCTTGGAAGAGATATGAGATCTGCTTCCGACAGCTTGGATGCCAATGTGTTCTCCGGTTTTGTGTTTTGTGGCGATTGCAAGCAGCCGATGGTGAGAAAGGTCGTTCCGGCAGGCAACAAAAAGTATTACTACTATGTCTGCTCCTCCAACAAGAGAAAGGAAGGCTGCAGTGCCCACAGTATCAGCGTAAAGGAACTGGAAAACACGGTGTTCAATGCCATCAGGGACTATATCGACTATGTGCTGGATATGGAGGATGCGCTGTCCTATATCAATTCCCTGCCAAGTGCGGACAGGACGGTATTCAACTACGAAGCCCAGATCGTAAAGATCCAGGAAGAGATTGAACGATATCAGAAGATGAAACTTCGTCTCTATGAGGATCTATCTGACGGTGTGATCAGCAAGAAGGAATATATGGATTTCCGTAATCAGTACACCCGGCTGATCGAAGACAGAGAATCTGCTTTGGAGCGAGTAAAGAAGGAATCCAGAGACGCAAAGACTGTCGGTAACAGTGAACGTGCCTGGGTTGCATTGTTTAGGGAATACGAAAATATCGAAGAAGTGGACAGACGAGTCCTGATGGCTTTAGTCGACAGGATCTATGTCTATGAAAATCATCGGGTAGAAGTCGTGTTCCGTTTCCGTGATGAATTCCTTGCACAGCAGTCATATATCGAACAGTTCAAGGAGATCATTCCGGAACAGTATCAGGTCCATATCCTGCCGCAGATGGTTCCCCAGAATCAGCCAGTACTGATGGAGGCTTAAGATGGGAAGAAAAAGCAGAAGAAATGATACAAATGATGTTGCTGTCCTAAATAAGCCGCTTGAGATATTCCCGACAGCAATCTATGCAAGGCTGTCCGTGGAAAACTCCGGCAAGGATGACGGAGGCGCTGCACTGGCTACGCAGATTGAGATCTGCAAACAGTACATCGATGAACGACCGTATCTGCAGCTGGTAAAGGTATATCAGGACAATGGCTTTACCGGAACAACGATGACCAGGCCTGCCTTTACTGAAATGTGGGAAGATATCAAAGCCGGGATCATCAAGGCTGTGGTCGTTCGTGACCTTAGCCGATACAGCAGGAATTACATTGAGACAGGGACACATCTGGAAAGGATATTCCCGCAGTATGATCTGAGATTCATATCGGTTAAGGAAGACTTTGATAACTTCACGGTTGATGGAACCGCTGAATCACTGATGATCCCTTTGCAGTCACTGATCAACGATTTCTATTCCAGGGATATCTCAAGAAAAGTAGAGGCAGCCATCCATACGCAGATGGAGGAAGGAACCTTTGCCTGGCGTATGCTCCCCTATGGTTACAGATGGAATGAGGACCATACAGGGATCGTTCCGTACGAACCGGAAGCGAAATATGTCAGAAAGGTATTCCAATGGAAACTGGAAGGCAAATCCGTTTTGAAGATATCGGACCTTCTCGATGAGGAAGGAGCACCGTTCTACAGAGACGGAGCCTTCAACAAGGAAGGGATCTGGCAGCACGGTTCACTGTTCGGGATGCTTACGAATCCTGCTTATGTCGGAGACAGAGTATACGGGATCCGTCACAGTGCCATATACAAGGGAATCAAGCTGGAAAAGAGACCCGTAGAAGAATGGTACGTTATACCGAATGACCATCCGCCGATTATAGACAGGGATACTTTCTATGCGGTCAAGGAGATCATGAAGAAGGATGCCGATAAAAGAGCTGAAAGCATGAAGAAGACTGCCAAAGAAAGAGAAAAGCTCATAGATCTTTTCCGTGGGAAGATCTTCTGCAAAGACTGCGGAGGCAAAATGTATTTCCACAGGCACCAGATGGACTGCAAGGATCACTACTGGTACGCTGACTATGAATGCAGCACCTATGTTTCCAGAAAGAGAAAGAAGTGCACATATCACGGAATCCGACAGGATGACCTTCATGAGAAGGTTCTGGCTGCCATTAAGACACAGGTCAAGGTGGCAATGGACTACGATGTGCTGTTAGATAAACTGAGAAATTCCGATGCGGACAAGTCTGTCCGAGACCAGCTGAATTCAAGGATACTCAGTGTCCAGCAAAAGATACGCGGGATTCAGAACAAGCGCACAAAGCTGTATGAAGACTACGTGGATGGTATTCTCGACGAATCGGAATACAGTTATGCCAAAGAGACCTATGACAGGGATTATGAGGTGTTGAACCGTCAGCTTGATGAGCTTGCCGTAAGGAAAGCGGAATATCAGGAAGCGGTATCCGCCGACAACAAGTGGATCACGCTTATGAAGTCCGTCAGGAATGCAAAGAAGCTGACGCAGGAACTGGTCGATACAACTATTGAAAAAGTCTTTGTCTTTGATGACAAAAGCATCGAACTGGTCATGAAGTATCACGATATCTATGAACTGACGCTGAAATATGCAGATGTACTGCAGAAGGAGGCAGAAAACAATGGATAATATACGTATTGCCATCTATATACGTCTGTCTCTGGCAGATGAGGATACCGGCAGAAGAAAAGATGAGAGCAATTCCATCGTCAACCAGCGCAGCCTGATCCACAGATTCCTGGATAGTCACAAGGAGTTGTCCCTGTATCCGAGGACAGAATTCGTGGACGACGGCTTTACAGGAACCAATACCGACAGGCCGGCATATCAAAAGATGCTGGAACAGCTGAAAGCCGGAAAGTTCCAGGTCGTCATATCCAAAGATTTCTCAAGAATGAACAGGAACTATCTTGAGATGGGCGAACTCATCGAATACACGCTGCCTTTCCTGGGAATCAGATACATATCCATCAATGACGGCTATGACAGCAAGGATTATGTCGGTACGACCGGTGGTCTGGATGTCGTAATGAGAGCTATTGTATATGATGCCTATTCAAAGGATCTGTCCTTAAAGGAATCCACGGCAAAGAGGCTCGGTCAAAAGAAAGGAAGACGTGTTGCCGGTTATCCGGGATATGGATATGTCAGGGATACCCAAAAACGTGGTTATGACCTTATCGACCCGGAGGCTGCTAAGATCGTCAGAAGAATATTTGATTCGGCAATCGAGGGAAAGACACTTGCCCAGATTGCAAGAGAGTTGAATGACGAAGAGATCCCCACGCCGTCCGATTATTTCAGGATGAAGAATCCGGGCACAGACAAGTACCGCTATACTTCTGACAAGCATGTGTGGGAAGTTGGTGTAGTCAGACAGATTCTGAATCGCTATACCTATACCGGAGCTTCGGTCGGAGGAGTGAGAAAATCACTCGGTCCGTGCTCAAAGGAAACAACGCTGCAGAAGATGGAGGACTGGATCATAGTTCCGGATATGCATGAAGCAATCGTTTCCGTAGACGAATGGAACGAAGCACAGAAGATATTTAAAAAGACCGGTTCCTGGAGAAAGGAAGCAGAACTGTATCCGCTTAGATCGCTTGTGTGGTGTGGTAACTGCGGCAGACATATGACCCGTTACAAAACAAACAACAGGTTCAGCTGCCGGCACGGAGCCAACACAAAAGACAGCCTCTGTAAAAAGATTCGCTCTCCTAAGGAGCAGGAACTGAACGAGATCGTCTTCAATGCCATCCAGGATATGTTGTCACTGATGGATAAGAAGAAGACAGAATCTTCGTCGGCAAGAAAAGCCAGAGGATCTGTTATCAGAAACGAGGTCCTATCCGCTTCTCAGATGCAGGAGCAGATTGAGAAACTGAAAAGAGATAAGCTCAAGGCTTATGACAAATACGCATCCGATTCTATTTCAAGAGATGAGTATCTCAGGCAGAAAACTGCCATAGATGAAAAGATACAGGATCATGAGGATAAGATATCCCGATCCCGTAACCGCATCTCAGAACTAGAAGAGAATTTCCAGGAAGTCGGCTCAGAAATCGAAGCATTGTATAAGGCATACAAGGATGAAAAAGAACTGACTTACGATATGGCACATGCTTTTGTGGATCATGTAAATATCCATCTTGGGGGAGAGGTTGAGATCGTCTGGAGATTCAAGGACATCTTTACCGAAAAGAATTGAATCAATATGAAGAACACTCTGTTGGAATCATAACCGGCAGAGCGTTTCTCATAAGAAAGTTCATTATTTTTTTAGTTCCTACTTGACAGAAGCAGACCTGTCGAAATTCTTTGACAATGTCGATCAGAACATCTTAATGATCTTAGTTCACAACATCATCAAAGATGGTGATACAGAATCGATCATCAGAAAATTTCTGCAATCGGGAGTC